TTCTACGGATATCACGGCATTCGTGCTGGTGTTCCCGCCAAGAAATGATATGGAAAAATATATGATACTTCCGTATTTCTGGATACCGGAAGATAACATGAGGCTGCGTGTCAGAAGGGATCATGTCCCATATGATGTATGGGCAGCCGAGGGATGTCTTCAGACCACCGAGGGCAATGTCATCCATTATGGATTTATCGAGCAGTTCATTGATGAGCTGGGAACAAAATTTCATATCAAAGAGATTGCATTTGACAGGTGGGGAGCTGTGCAGATGGTACAGAACCTTGAGGGTATGGGATTTACCGTTGTTCCGTTCGGACAGGGGTATAAGGATATGAGTCCTCCGACCAAGGAGCTGATGAAGCTGACACTTGAAGAGAGGATAGCACATGGCGGACATAAGGTACTGCGGTGGATGATGGATAACGTGTTTGTCCGTCAGGATCCTGCAGGGAATATCAAAATGGATAAGGAAAAATCCACGGAGAAGATTGATGGGGCCGTTGCAACCGTCATGGCACTTGATCGTGCAATCAGGAATGAGGGCAGTGACGGAAGTGTGTATGATGACCGTGGCATTCTCGTATTCTGATGCAGCCGTGTATGATTCTTTAAAATCATAATCCGGCTGCACGTTTCTGTGCTAATATAAAGAAAAAGCACAGGGGGCATACGCATGCAGGAAGAATTTTTTATGAACAGTATGGAACATGATCCAAAACTCAGTGGTGAGCATGGTGCACAGACAAGGAAATCCCTTGCACTGAAAGCAGAGGAGATACTTGGAATGGATCTGGAAGTGATAGTGGCAGATGATGACCTAATGTATGATTCACTGGTAAAACTGAAACCGCTTGAGAATGCAAAGAAAAATCCAATGCAGAATGCACTGAGAAAATATTATTACTACAGGAATGGAAAAGAATTTCCAAGACTGAACAGTTATCAGAGATAATACAGAAACGGCACTTCTTCGGAGGTGCTTTTTTTGTACCTGTTTTTAGGAGGTGTCACATGGGAATTAAGAGTTTATTTGGTTTCGGACAGGCGAGGGATAAGCCTGTGGATAAGGCGGCTGATGCCGGATATTCGTTCCTGTTCGGACGGACAACAAGCGGAAAGCCAGTGAATGAAAGAACTGCAATGCAGACAACGGCAGTATATGCCTGTGTCAGGATCCTTGCGGAAGCAATCGCATCCTTACCGCTTCATGTATATGAGTATCAGGATGATGGCGGCAAGAAACTGGTGCATGACCATCCTTTATATTATCTGCTCCATGATGAGCCGAACCCGGAGATGACTTCATTTGTGTTCAGGGAAACACTGATGAGTCATCTTTTAATATGGGGAAATGCCTATGCACAGATCATAAGGGATGGTGCCGGAAGGGTGCTTGGCCTGTATCCGCTTCTTCCTGACAAGATGGAAGTGCAGAGGGATGACAGGGGAAATATCTATTATGTGTATTCCAGAAACAGTGATGAAAATCCCATGTTCAAGGAATACGGCAATATCAAGCTGAAAGCCGAGGATGTACTTCACATTCCGGGACTTGGATTTGACGGACTGATCGGTTATTCACCGATTGCGATGGCAAAGAATGCTGTCGGCATGACGCTTGCCTGTGAGGAATACGGTGCGAGTTTCTTTGCAAACGGTGCGAATCCGGGCGGTGTTCTGGAACATCCGGGAGTGCTGAAGGATCCGTCCAAGGTCAGGGAATCTTGGAACTCCGTGTATCGTGGTGTGAATAACGCACACAAGATCGCAGTGCTTGAGGAAGGCATGAAGTACCAGCAGATAGGAATACCGCCGGAAGAAGCACAGTTCCTTGAGACAAGGAAATTCCAGATAAATGAAATAGCAAGACTTTACAGGATACCGCCACACATGGTCGGTGACCTTGATAAGTCGAGCTTTTCGAATATAGAGCAGCAGTCCTTGGAGTTTGTGAAATACACACTGGACCCTTGGGTGATCCGGTGGGAGCAGTCGCTCCAGAGATCGCTCCTTCTGCCGGGAGAAAAGGGAAAGTATTTCATTAAGCTGAATGTGGACGGACTTCTCCGTGGGGATTATCAGTCGAGGATGAACGGCTATGCAGTCGGAAGACAGAACGGCTGGTTTTCTGCCAATGACATCCGTGAAATGGAGAACATGAACCCTATCCCTGATGAGGAAGGAGGCAACCTGTATCTTGTGAACGGTGCAATGACCAAACTTGCGGATGCAGGGGCATTTGCGGGAGCGGACAACGGACAGCAGAAGGAAGAAGAAAAACTCCCGGCACAGGAAAACAGCAGAAAGAGAGGTAAACGATGAAGCGGAAGTTTTGGAACTGGATAAAGAATGAAGATGAGAGCGTGCCTGATATGGAAAGGACGCTCTTTTTAAATGGCATGATCTCGGATGAAACATGGTACGGGGATGAAGTTACCCCGCAGCTTTTCAAGGATGAGCTGAATGCCGGAAGCGGAAATATCACGGTATGGATCAATTCTCCGGGCGGTGATGTGTTCGCAGCAGCACAGATCTACAACATGCTCCGTGACTACAAGGGAAGCGTGACCGTCAAGATCGACGGCATTGCAGCTTCGGCAGCATCCGTTATTGCGATGGCGGGAAATACAGTATGTGTATCTCCTGTGGCAATGATGATGATCCACAATCCTGCGACTATGGCAATGGGTGAGGCAAAGGATATGCAGAAGGCAATCGTAATGCTGAATGAAGTCAAGGAGTCCATCTTAAATGCTTATGAGTCCAAGACCGGGCTTACCCGTGCAAGGCTCTCGCACATGATGGATGACGAGACTTGGTTTAATGCCAAGAAAGCCGTGGAGCTTGGATTTGCAGATAAGATCCTTTTTGATTCCGATGAGGATGAGAAAAAGAAAGAGCCGGAAGAGCCGGAGAAAAAGCCGGACGAAGGCAGTGAAGGAGAGGAAGAGGAGAAAAAGGATGACGGGGAAAAGGAGAAGAAAAAGAAGCTCCCGTTCCAGCAGGATTCCATGATGTTTTCCACAAAGGCGATGAATGAATCGTTCCTTTCCAAGGTATCCCATACGGATGCCATGATACCAGTTAACCAGTTGGAAAAAAGACTGAGTCTTTTAACACATTAAGGAGGATTTCAAGATGAGTAAGATTTTAGAGTTAAGAGAAAAGAGAGCAAAGGCCTGGGATGCTGCAAAGGCATTCCTTGATGCCAAGAGAACGCAGGAAGGATTTGTATCCGCAGAGGATGCAGCCACTTATGACAAGATGGAAGCAGATGTCGTAAATCTCGGAAAAGAGATCGAGAGACTGGAAAGACAGGCTGCCATCGATGCAGAGCTTGCAAAGGCAACAAGCACACCGATCACCAATCAGCCGAATTCAAAGACTGACGGTGATACAAAGACAGGAAGGGCAACGGATGAGTATAAAAAGGCATTCTGGAACAGTATGAGAAACAAGATGTCATACGAAGTACAGAATGCCCTTTCCATTGGTACGGATTCCGAGGGCGGATATCTCGTACCGGATGAGTATGAGAAGAAACTCGTGGAAGCACTGGAAGAGGAAGTATTTTTCCGTAACCTTGCAACCGTCATCAAGACTTCAAGCGGTGACCGCAAGATCCCTATCGTCACATCAAAGGGCGAGGCAGCATGGATCGATGAGGGCGGACAGTTCCCTGAATCTGATGACAGCTTCGGTCAGACATCCATCAGTGCTTATAAGCTGGCAACCATGATCAAGGTGTCCGATGAACTCTTAAATGACAGTGTGTTCAATATTGAGCAGTATATTTCAAGGGAGTTCGGAAGAAGAATCGGTACAAAGGAAGAGGAAGCATTCTTTATCGGTGACGGCAAGGGAAAACCTACCGGAATCTTCAATGCCACAGGCGGTGCAGAGACAGGGGTTACTGCCAATAATACTTCCATTACATTTGATGATGTCATGGATCTTTATTACTCCCTGCGTGCTCCATACCGTAACAAGGCAGTGTGGCTTCTTAATGATTCGACCGTAAAGGCAATCAGAAAGCTGAAGGATGGAAACGGAAATTATATCTGGCAGCCGTCCGTAAGGGAAGGAGAGCCGGACAGGATCCTCAACCGTCCGTACCGCACATCCATTTATGTGCCGGAGCTTGCAGCAGGAAGCCGTGTCATGGCATTTGGTGATTACAGTTATTACTGGATTGCTGATCGTCAGGGCAGAAGTTTCAAGAGACTGAATGAGCTTTATGCTACAACGGGTCAGGTCGGATTCCTTGCTTCCGAGCGTGTGGACGGCAAGCTGATCCTTTCCGAGGCAGTTAAGACACTTGATATCAAGGCTGCCGGAAAGTAGGTGGACGGATGTTCGTAACGCTTGAGGAAGCCAAAGGTTATCTCAGGGTCGATTCGTCAGACGAGGATGATCTCATCCTCCGTCTGATGGAGACATCCGACAGCCTGATCTTAAATGTGACAAGACGTACACGGGCAGGACTAAAACGGCATGAGGCACTTATCCGTACTGCGGAACTGTATGCCATTGCTTATCTGTATGAGCACAGGGAAGAAGCCGATCATAAGACAATGACGGAAACACTGAAATATCTGCTCTTTGGGATCAGGAAGGAGAGATTCTGATGATTGAACTCATGCGTGAGAGGATCACGATACAGAAAAGCAGTACCAAAACAGATAAGACGGGAAACCACATGCTTGTGTGGGAAGATCACTATAAGTGTTTTTCCTATGCAAACAATCTGTCCGGTAAGGAATACTGGGAAGCAAAACAGGTCAATGCAGAAACAGAACTGGATTTTATTATCCGGTACTGCAGTGAGGTGTCAGGACTTGATACGGAGCATTACCGCATAGTTTTCCGTGGAAGACTTTATAATATTACATTCGTTGATAACGTGCAGTACAAAAACAAATCAGTAAGGATAAGGGCTGCCCTGATAAAGAGGTGATGGAATGGCAGAGAGAAGAACGACCGTTGACGGTCTTGCGGATGCAATCATGGACGGACTCAAAGAGTATGCAGACCTTGCAACGGATACGGTCAAGGATGCGGTAAAAGATGTATCCAAGACGGTAAAGAAAGACATTCAGGCAAATGCCCCAAAGCGTACCGGCCGGTACAAAAAGAGCTGGACCGTGAAAAAGACAGCGGAAAGCAGTAATTCCCTCACGATGACTGTCCATTCCAAGGACAGATACCAGATCGCCCACCTGTTGGAGCATGGTCATGCAAAGCGGGGCGGCGGCAGGGTAGCCGGAAGGGAGCATATTGCCCCGGCAGAGGCAAAAGGAAACAGGGAGCTTCTGCTGAAGATTGAAAGGGGGCTGCGTTCATGACACATGAAGAAGTTGTGGCAATGATGGAAGAAATGAATCTTCCGTTTGCTTATGACCATTTTGTGGAAGGCGAATCCCCGGAACCGCCTTTTGCAGTATTTCTTTATCCGGGAAGCAGCAATTTCCCGGCAGACGGTAGGGTATATTATAAATCCAGCCGTCTGAATATAGAAATTTATACGGATTTGAAAAATCCGGAACTGGAATTTACAGTAGAAGCCGTGCTTGATCTGCACGGTATTTTTTATGAAAAAAGCGAAGTATGGATAGAAACTGAAAATCTGTATGAGGTGCTTTATCAGATGGAGGTATAGAAGATGGCTAATAAAAAGAACAAAGTCAAATTTAATATCTGCAATGTGCATTACGCACCGATTACGGTTGCAGAGGAAGGCACGGTCAGTTTTGGAACACCTGTACCAATGCCCGGTGCAGTATCCATCAGCATGGATCCGACAGGAGAGCCGGAATCATTTTATGCAGATGGTATTGAGTATTATGTAATCAACAACAATCAGGGATATGATGGTGACCTTGAACTTGCCATGATCCCGGAATCGTTCAGAACGGATATCTTAAAAGAGGAACAGGATGCCAATAAGGTGCTTGTGGAGAATGCAAATTCAGAAACAGGAAGCTTTGCACTTCTTTTTGAATTTGATGGTGATATCCGTAAGATCCGTCATGTGCTTTATAACTGTTCCGCATCCCGTCCGACCATTGAGTCAAAGACTAATGAAGAAGATAAGGAAGTGCAGACAGAAACACTGACAGTAAAGGCAAGACCAATGGCAGACGGATATGTCAAGGCAAAGACAGGAGATTCCACGACAGATACAGTTTATAACAACTGGTATAAGAGTGTGTATCTTCCGGCTGCAACTCCGGCACTGGAGCAGCAGTCAGCAAAATCAACCAAGAGTGTATCATAGGGAGGACTAAGACATGGGTATCAGAAAGGATATAGAAATTGACGGACAGATGGTTGCATTCAAGGCAAGTGCAGCCATTCCAAGAATCTACAGATTAAAGTTCCAGAGGGATATTTATAAGGATCTGGCAGTGCTTGAAAAGAGTATTGGAGATGGAAAAGAGGAATCATCAAACCTTGATATGTTTTCTCTTGAGATGTTCGAGAATATAGCATTTATTATGGCCAAGCATGCGGATCCAAGCATTCCGGACACACCGGAAGAGTGGCTCGATAATTTCAATACATTTTCAATTTATCAGGTTCTTCCGCAGCTTATTGAACTGTGGGGACTGAATGTAAAAACAGATGTAGAAGCTAAAAAAAACTTCGTCCGACAGAGCGTGAAATGACGACCCCGCTGTTTCTGCTACGATGTGTGCAGTTAGGTTTATCGATGGCAGATCTTGATATGCTGTCGATAGGCCTTATCAATGATATGTACAGTGAGAGCCGGAACGATGATTATAAGTATGCTGAGCTTGCCACACAGGAAGACTTCGACCGATTCTGATTGAGAACACAGCCTTTTTCTGTTATACTATCAGCAGAAAAAGGCTGAAATCAAGAAAAGGACGGTGGTTACAATGATGAAGATTTCTGGCGATTTTTATGTAAAGTGTAATAACTGCGGACACATCACATTTGTAGAAGCGGACAGTTTGGATTATGATACAACTTCAACTGAAAGATCTATGGGTGCTGAAGTAGAATATAATTTTTTTGGTGAATTCTGCTGTGAGGGCTGTGGAAGATATATAGACTATAATATTCGTGGATATGAATATCCTGTCGGTGCATTCAATTATTCGGATTCTGAATGCCACGGTGGAGAGTTCGTGGACGAGCCAAGTGCGGATATAGAATATGAATTTGATGAGTACTACAGTGATTATGCATACGAAGAATACATTGAAGCCGATGATATTCTGGAACAGAACCGTGAGCGGATAAGAAATATGACTCCGAGGGAATTTGAGTTATTTGTTGGGGAGATATTTGAAAGTCTTGGATTTACCGTAAAGGTTACCAAGGCAACAAGAGATGGAGGCAGCGATATTATTGCAACAAAAGCTGATCCGATTCCATTTACCCTGATTGTAGAATGTAAGCATTGGGGAGAAAAGCATAAGGTGGATGTCAGCGTTGTAAGGAGTCTGTATGGAGTCCAGACAGCAA